GCGGCGGCTAGTACTTCGGCGGCTAATGCTTTCGCTTCGGCTTTCGCTTCGGCTTCGGCTTTCGCTTCGGCTACTTTTAACGCTACCGCTTTCGCTTCGGCGGCTTTGGCTTCGGCTTCTAGTTTAGCAATTAATTTAAGCGCGGCGGCGCTAGGTTTTTTAACGGCGGCGGCTTTCGCGGCTTCGATTGCTTCGGCTTGTTGTTGCGCTATTAGCGCGGCTAATGCTTTCGCTTCGGCTTTCTCTAGTACTTCGGCGGCGGCTTCGGCTTCGCGGTTTGCCTTCGCTTCGGCTTCGCGGTTTGCCTTTAATAATAACGCTTTCTTCGCTTCGGCGGCTTTCTTCGCTTCCGCTTCCGCCTTACGTTCCGCGTTATGGATAACCCGCGCCGTTTCTAATAGTTCATTTTTTGCCTTATCTCTTCCTGCGTTAGTGGTAAACGTTCCAGTTTTAAGGTAATAGTTAAGCGCGCTTATTTGTTGCTTGCAATCAGCGGCTAGTTGCTCTTTCGTAGGTTCTATAAACGCCATTGTTTCGGTTTTCATAGCTTTCGCGGCTTCGTCATCAACAAGCCATCGTGCTTTCACCATGTTTATAAACCTAGCATTAAAAAAACCTACTAACACAGCGTCATTCGGTACTTCGGTTTTTTTAGGGGGTGTTTTTTTGCGGCCATCTTGTACGCTAGTGTATCCAGCGGCACGGATAGCAACAAGCGCGGCTTCGCGGCTTGTGTAAGTAGTGTTAAGGTTATCGGCGGCTTGCGCATGGTTATCAATAGCAGTGAATAAGCCAGCAACAAGAGTGATAGCAGTGAATTTAATTGAAGTCATTATTGTAGTCCTATTAAGTATTTAAGTAAGTTATACAATGTATAACCTGTGTTAGTTGGTCGTCAATCAACTAGGCTATAGTATCCCATACCATTAGCAGTTTGTCAATACTTAACAGTAAAAGTTTTAGGTATAAAGAAGCGGGCGCGCGCGTTGATGGTCATAACCTATTGATTTTTAACGCTATTCTAGGCAAGTCCGACCCCTACCACCCCGTTTTTAAAAGTAGGAGTCCCTTCCCCTTACATAGCACTCAGCTCGTCCGAAGCCCATTTTTTAGAAAACACCCCCCGTAGGCCTTTATAATCAAGGCCTAAAAAATTTTAATATACAAAAAATAAAAGTTAGTGTATACTTCGAGTACCAAAACAAAGTACATACAGGGGAATCTATATGAGTAGTAAGTCAATGAAGGGTAATCAACACGGTAAAAAACATGGTATGTATGGGACACAGGTATACAGAGCGTGGAGTAATATGAAAGCTAGGTGCGATAACCCTAAGGTATCTAACTATAAAAACTATGGAGGGCGAGGAATATCCTATATACCTGAATGGGCAGACTTTATTAATTTTTACACTGTATTAGGTGAGCCGCCAACTATACAACACACACTAGAGCGCATAGACAATGAGGTAGGGTACAACAAAGAGAATTGTAAGTGGGCTACACGAAAAGAACAAGCGAATAATACTAGACAAACAGTATTAGTAGAGATAGGAGGAGAGGTTAAATGCTTCCATGATTGGTGTAAAGAATACGGTATCCCTCCTGCAAATGCATATTATAGGCTTAAAAAAGGAGTAGATATAAAAGAAGCCTTAACTAACCCGTACTGCCCTACTATATATACACCTATTAACAACAACCCTGATAAAGCTAAAGGTGTATGGTATAACCCAGCTAAAAGAAAATATAGGGCCCAAGTTAGTGTTAAAGGGGGAGGTAAGAAACACTTAGGGTGGTTTAGTACTTGTGAAGAGGCCCATCAAGCATATATAAATAGTAAGGAGCAGGAATAAAATAAACTTGTGGGAGGACGTAAAAATATGCTAAGCTCCAACCTTATTGCCTTCCACAGCAAACATATTACATGCAGATAACCACTGAAGACTTAGGGGTATTCGACCACCCTTTTTTTACTGAAGACCCGTATGAAGCGCACTTCCGTGCGAAGACAGCTTTTGCCAACGATGACTTCCTAAGAGAGAATGGTGCAGCTATACCAGAATCTACTCAACAAGAAAAGAACGAAGCACTACGTATTTTTTTAGACCAACCAGACGCCCCTCTTGCACCTACCACATCCGGCGCTGCTAAAGCCCTTGAGAAACTCTTAAAGCGGTTTGACTACAACCTCCCCAATGCTACAAACAAGATGCGACAATATCTCATCTTTAAAATGTTTGAACTAGCTGAAAACGATGACCCCAGACTATCTATAAAAGCCCTTGAGATGCTAGGTAAGGTTACTGAGATAGGGCTGTTCAGTACCAAGATAGAAATGTCCACTGTAGATAAATCCACTAAAGACCTAGAAGGAGAACTATCATCCCTCTTAAATACATACTCGCTAGGAAACATAACAACGATAGATGCAGACTATGAGGAGATAACAGACGAGGAACTGCGAGGAGAAGAAGCGTACGAATGAAAGCCCAACTCGACAAACTCTCCCATGCAGAAAAAGAACAACTAGCGAAGCTAATAGGCGAGCTGACTAAACGTAAAAATCGGGACCTGTCTCAAGTAAAGTTCTTAGCATTTGTGCAATCTGTGTGGCCCGGCTTTATATATGGTAGGCACCATGCACGAATTGCACAGGAGTTTGAGAAGGTAGTTAATGGTGAGTGCAAAAGACTGATAATTAACCTAGGACCAAGACACACAAAGTCAGAGTTTGCATCATACCTACTACCAGCTTGGTTTTTAGGGCGGTTTCCAGACAAAAAGATCATCCAATGCTCGCATACTGCAGAACTAGCGGTAGGGTTTGGACGTAAAGTGCGTAACTTAGTGGGTTCTCCTGCGTACCAAGAGATATTTCCGGGGGTAGGCCTACAAACTGACTCAAAAGCAGCTGGACGATGGAACACAAGTGCAGGTGGGGACTACTTTGCTATCGGGGTAGGGGGTGCTGTAACAGGGAAAGGTGCAGATATACTCATAATTGATGACCCACATTCAGAACAAGAGGCAGCTATGGCTGCAAGTAACCCCGAAGTGTACGATAAGGTCTATGAGTGGTACACATCAGGCCCAAGACAGCGACTACAGCCGGGGGGAGCAATTATTATCGTCCAAACCAGATGGTCGAAAAGAGACCTTACGGGACAAGTAGTTGAAGCGGCGGCGCAGAGAGGTAATGAGGATTGGAAGGTTGTTGAGTTACCTGCGGTATTGCCCAGTGGCAAGCCACTATGGCCTGAGTTTTGGAGTATTGAGGAGTTAGAAGCCACTAGAGATGCGATTGATGTGTCCAAGTGGCAAGCTCAGTACCAACAGAACCCCACATCTGAAGAAGGGGCGATAATAAAGAGAGAGTGGTGGCAGAGATGGGAGAGTGAGACACCCCCACAGACAACATTCGTGCTACAGACTTGGGATACAGCGTTCGAGAAGAGCCAGAGAGCGGATTACTCTGCATGTACTACGTGGGGAGTGTTTTATAAGGATGATGCTAACGGTATGCCACAAGCGAACTTAATACTACTAGATGCTAAGCGTGGGCGGTATGAGTTCCCTGAGTTAAAACAAGTTGTGTTAGACGACTATAAGTACTGGGAGCCTGATAGTATTATAATAGAGAAGAAAGCTTCAGGTGCCCCACTTATATATGAGTTAAGGGCTATGGGCATACCAGTAGGAGAGTTTACCCCTACACGAGGTAACGATAAGATATCAAGACTTAATTCAGTTGCTGATTTATTTGCATCTGGTAGAGTATGGGTGCCTAATACCCGCTGGGCTGATGAGGTAGTAGAAGAAGTAGCTGCGTTCCCAGCAGGGCAGCACGATGATTATGTAGATACCGTATCAATGGCTATGGCTAGGTTTCGTAAAGGCGGGTTTTTAACGACTAATCTTGATAAACCAGATGAAGAACCCGAGTTTAGAGGACGCTCTAGGCGCGTTGCTTATTATTAATTAAGGAAACAAAATGATAGACAAAAGTGTGAACCCAGCCCCGATGGGCTTAGATGCTATACCTATAGAAGAAGATCAAGAGCCGTTAGAGATTGAGATTGAAGACCCTGAGTCTGTAACAATTAGTATGGGCGAACAAGAGATTCTTAAAATACAAAAAGAAGTTGATGAGGAGAAGTTCAATGCTAACTTGGCTGAAGAAATTGATGACTCGGTTCTACAATCACTTGCATCTGATCTTATTAATGACTTTGAGGCTGATGTAAGCGCTAGGAAAGATTGGGTTCAAACTTATGTTGATGGGCTAGAACTACTAGGTCTTAAGATGGAAGATCGCTCAGAACCTTGGGAAGGTGCATGTGGTGTGTATCATCCACTATTAACTGAGGCTGTTATTAAGTTCCAAGCAGAGACTATTACTGCAACATTCCCTGCGTCTGGGCCCGTTAAAACACAGATAATTGGTAAGGAAACAGAAGAGAAGAAAGAAGCCTCACAACGTGTTCAAGACGACATGAACTATCAGCTTACCGATGTGATGACTGAATACAGACCAGAGCATGAGCGCATGTTATGGGGCCTAGGATTAGCTGGTAATGCATTTAAGAAAGTATATTATGATCCGTACTTAGGTCGTCAAGTTGCTATGTACGTACCTGCTGAAGATATCGTTGTTCCTTATGGTGCAGCTGATTTACAGAGTGCAGAACGTGTAACTCATATAATGCGTAAAACTGAGAATGAAATACGCAGACTACAGTATGAGGGCTTTTATAGGGATGTAGATTTGGGTGAACCTTCCAATACTATGGACGATATTGAGAAGAAGATAGCTGATAAGCTTGGGTTTAGAGCGTCAACGGATGATCGGTTTAAACTGTTAGAAATGCATGTTGAGATTAATCTTGAAGGGTTTGAGCACGAAGATCATGAAGGAAAGCAAACTGATATAGCGTTGCCGTACGTGGTTACTATCGAAAAAGGCACAAACACAATCCTATCAATTCGTAGAAATTGGGACCCTGACGATGAATCTTCTAAAAAACGCAATCACTTCGTTCATTATGGTTATGTTCCGGGTTTTGGCTTTTATTGCTTTGGGCTTATTCATCTTATTGGTGCCTTTGCCAAGTCTTCTACTTCGATCCTTCGTCAGTTGGTTGATGCAGGGACTCTCAGTAATCTTCCGGGGGGCTTTAAAACTAGAGGACTAAGAGTTAAGGGTGATGATACTCCGATTGCTCCGGGTGAGTGGAGAGATGTAGATGTACCATCTGGTGTAATGCGTGACAACTTTATGCCCCTGCCGTACAAAGAACCAAGTCAAACATTATTAACTCTACTTCAAGGAATAGTCGATGAAGGTCGCCGTTTTGCTGGGGCTGCTGATCTTGCTGTCTCTGATATGTCCTCTAATAGTCCTGTTGGTACAACACTCGCTGTACTCGAGAGAACGCTTAAAGTAATGAGTGCAGTGCAGTCGCGTATACACTACTCGATGAAGCAAGAGTTTATCCTACTACGTAATATTATAAGAGACTATACCCCTGATGAATATGATTATGACCCTGCAGAAGGTAGTAGACGCGCTAAGAAAGCTGACTATGATTTGGTATACGTACTTCCTGTATCAGACCCTAATGCCTCCACAATGGCACAAAAAGTCGTCCAGTATCAGGCAGCTTTACAACTAGCACAAGGCGCACCACAACTTTATAACTTACCTGTTTTACATAGACAAATGCTGGAGGTATTAGGTATCCCTAATTACCAAAAGTTAGTACCTATGGAAGATGATATGAAACCTCGTGACCCAGTTACAGAGAATCAGAATATCCTTAAAGGTAAACCTGTAAAAGCATTTTTATACCAAGATCATCAAGCTCATATTGCTGTACACATGTCTGCTATGCAAGACCCTA